GGAGCCGATGTGGCCACCTGAGGGACGAGGTCTCTCATGGTGACAACGGTTGCTTGGAGACGGCGGAACTCTGAGACCAGGGCAGCTATGTCGCTGGCGTTAAGCGTGGAGACCGGCCCCGGCTCATAGGGAGGAACTGTGGCGTCCTTGGTTCCCTCGTAGTAGTTGGGTGATGGCATCCGTGGAAGTCCTCTTACCTGTTTCCGTTGGACTTGATGTCCGCGTCGAACCCGGAAATCGTGAAGTCGTTTGGTGTACTCACGGAAACCCGGAAAGCTAGGTATCTCCCGGAGATACGGGTGTCGATCTGGTAGTCCAGGTCCGGGTCGTAGGTGATCGGGTCGTCCCAGGACGGTGATTTACCGTGGAGATCATTGGCACCAAACTGGAATTGAACCGGGTTCGACCCAGGCATGTTCATCTGGGGAACGACGCTGTTCACTGTTTTGAACATCGTCAGCTTGGCTCCCATGTTGTCCAGGTCGATGTGTTCCTTTTCCAGGAAGGCCGGGCGGAACACCTGCGTATCGAGGGGGTAGCTGCTCAGTGAGGCCACTTCGACGTTGTCCAGCAGCGACAGACGGTGTCCCACAATGGTGGAACCCAGATTCTGGATTGCTGCAATGGGGAGGAGCCGTGAAGAACCCGCGCTTTCCTGGAAACTACCACCAAAGGTCTCATAGGTTGCTGCGGCAGCCGAGTAGGTAAGGGCTTGCGCTGATGGGGCCAGACTCATGGGTCCGACGACATTCGGCAAATCCGTGATACCCCAGGTGTCGTTGGCGTAGCAGTACACCACGGCCCTGTTGCATCCGTTACCACCCGTGAAACCGGGCACCACCTGGGCGTCACCGGACACATAGCAGAACATGATCTCCTTCGAGACGACATTGTGGGCCACGAAGCAGTGGTTCAGGGTAGCTAGGTTGATATTGCGGAAGATGTAGTCCCGGATGCGGCCTTCAGCGATACTCTGGCGTTGTACGCCGTCGTGGACATAGATGTCGTCGTATCCGAAGACGTAGTGTTTCCCGGCCACTTCCAGGGCGCAGTTGCGGTTGATGATTCCACCGTCGTCAAAGACACGCCGGAACCGGAAGATAAACTGACCCCCCACGAACTCCATGAGCCAGACCTCACCGGACCCATAGATGAACATGGCATCCCGGAGAGCCTGGGCGTCCACGATACCCCCCTTGAGTTCGGCCAGGACAGTCTCCCCGGCTAACTTGGTGGGGTCTGTGTGGTCCCAGGAAGTCGGAGGAGCCCCAGCCAGCGCCACGTCTGACCATTTCACCATGGATGGGAACAGGGAGCCGTTCTTGTTGACGTTGAACGCCACCGCGAAGTCCTTGAAGGTACGGAACACCTCACAGCGATGTGTCGATGTCCACCCGGGGATCGGTGCGAACAGGGAACTCCCTGGCCCGAAGTACATGGGGGCATGGGTTTCCCGGCTCAGGTAAGCCACGCCACCAAGGGAAGACCCGGTGAACTGGGTGTTGGCGCTGTTGTTCACATGGCCAGACACGGAGACGTCGCTGAGTACGTTGCCCGAGTTACGCTGCCAGACACGGCCCACATTGGTGGGCACAAAGGTGACATCGGGACCATTGGGCGGGGTGTACCGGAAGGTCCCTTGAGGAGTGAAAGCAAGGTCGTTGTTCGGTGTACGCCAGGACGGTGCCCGCATGGAGTAGCCATTGGCAAAGCGGACATTGCAGCCCCCCGTGTAGGCCTCTAGGGGGAGATCGGTGGGCGGGAGGTCCTTGATGATACCCCTGGTGCCCAGGCCTCGGAATGGAACCAGCGGCATGGCGGTTTCAATTACACTCCTGTGAAGATGACGTAGTTACCAAAGGCAACCGGGGGGATGTTCTCGGAGGTACCGGAGCCGTGGGAGGCAATGGTGATCCCGGTGGTCGAGGGGGAGACGAAGATACTGTGAGTGTGATCGCCCGCGCCGTAAGTTTGGATGTTATGTTGGTGATTCCCGGCGGTACTGGAGAAGAATTGATCGGTACCACCGCCAGACAGAATGTAGTTATTAGAATTGCCCCAGCTTGTCCCCGAACTGATGCCGCCGCCTTGCCCACCCTGGCCCCCAGTGCCGTGTTGGTGGTCGCCCTGGAAATCAGTGTACCCGGTGTGACTGTGATGTCCCGCCCCCCCAGCAGAACCACCGTGACCATGTCCTGGGTCCGTTAGTGAGTGACTGTGGGCCTGGATGTTCTGGCTACCCCCGACCCCACCAAGTGTGTTCCGGGCAGCCCCAATTACGGACATGCGATTGGCGTCGGTGCCACCCATGTTGTCCAGGCCAGCCGGGACACGACCACGGAGATCGGGGAGGTTGAAGGTGCTGGTACCGTCCCCAGGGCCGTGGCTCGTCTGGAGAGAGGCAAAGAGGGCCGAGTAGACCGTGCGGGACACGGCTTGCCCGGCACACAGCAGGTGCCTGGGGGGCAGTGTCGCCCCGGCGTTCCAGGTAACCCGGCCCACATAGTTCGCGGCCTCCAAGGCATCCAGGCGGGCTACAAGGCCATTAAGGGCAGCCGGGGTGATCGTGACCGCAGCGTTCATATTGGGGAACGTGGATTTCAAGGCCGACTTGATCAACCTCAGGTGGTCATCGCTCTGGGAAACCGTGTCCCCAGCGGCGGGATTGGACTCATTGAGGTCCGTGATGAACGAGGCACTCTCTAGGGGCATGGGTTCACATTGCTTTCAAGGGTTACAATTGAAACACTTAGAACTATAGGTTCTAATTGAAGTAATGGCTGACAAGGTCTACCTTGTATTAACTGTTTTTTTTTGTTTGGCAGGGGTGGAAACAGGGGCTCCCCTTTATAGTCGTAAGTAATTCACTTTTTTACATTTGGTGGACATTGGAGACCCTTGAAACCATTGGGGATTATCCGGTGTACAATGAGGGGACCTTGTTGCGATGTATCAATGGTGATGGGAGCAAGGGTCGGCCTGGGTGGACCGGGACTCCCCCGGTACTCTCGGATAGACCGGTACCTCCAGGCAAACGGGGGTAGGCGGGGTACCCCGGGGGTGGGTATGGGACCCATTGAAAATACCTGGACCCCACGTCATACCGGGGCCAACAACAACAACAACGCGAAGACCTTTAGCCTCCTTTTTGAAGCCGGGGTGACCCCTGGACGCCCTGGGGGCCTGGAGGGACCGGGAGGCCAGGAGTCCCAAGGGTCTCGGCCCAGTCTGTCCTCAGTCTGTCCTAGGATCATAGACTACAGTGATATCAATAGCTTACAGTTAGTACGATGATGTACCTTACAGTGTCATACCATATTGGTTTGATGTATGTCATTGACTTCATTGGATACCTGGACATTGGGGTATTGGTATATCCGAGTAGCCCAGTCGGTAATGTTATAATATAACACTCGGGGGTCGCTTGGACGTGCATTGACCCCTCCAGGCCTTCTTCGTTGAAAAAGAAAGATGGACCCATGCCCACCATGTCCACGCTAAGGCCCCCAGGAGCCCCGTGAGAGCCCTGTACACAACGCCCCGCTAGGGTAGTAGCCTTGTCACCCCTGTAAGCCCTGTACGGCCCTAAGCCCCACGTCTACGTGGCTATCTCGTTCCTAGCTACATCGTTCTCAGTTGGTCTACCCGGACATCCAAGAGGACCACGAAAAAAGAGCCCCAAGGGTTATCCCCCTGAGGCTCTTGGTTATTCTGTGCCTTGGTATGGCGGACTAGGTAGCGGACTTCGGCGTGTAGCTGTCGACCCGGACCTTCCCGCCGATGTACTGGCCCACCCGGAAACCATGTTCAATGAAGAACCTGGGCTCCACGGTAACTGAGCCATCTCTGTGGCGTGTGCGGACAATGCCTTCCACGGTCTTCCCACCCTGGTTCTGGTAGAGGACCAGGAGAGGCTTTGGTGTCTTGGTGGTCATGGTTTCCTCCTTGGTTGCTCGGGGTTTGATGGGGTTGAAGTGGTTGACCTTGATCCCGTAGTGGGGACCAAGGCGTCTCGCGGTGAACAGGGGGATCATTTTGGCTCTGCCTTCATAGTATTCCCCCGCAGACATCGCTTACATGTGACTTCACTGACTACTTCGCTGTATTCAAGACGCGCTTCTTTACCTGAAAGAAACTCAGTGAACTCACCACAACCCTCGTCCACTCCTGAAATCCCGCATGCCGTGACCATGTGGCCAAAGCGGGAAAACCTTTGCGACTCAGAAAACTGCTTTGATACAAGGTAGTGTTTGCGAACCATGTCTTATCCCTCCTGGTAAATGTCCCACACGGTGAGGCCGAGTTTCTTGCAGATAGAGGCTGCCTGGGCGCGGGTGTTTGCCTCGACACTGATTTCAAAGCGATCTTCGGTGGAGTAAGTGACGCCCACGACGTAGAGGTGTTTGGTGCCTTCCTTGCGGATGCGGTCTTTCGGCTGGACCCGGACTACCACGCCACCCGGTTCTTCCGTGGTGGCCGCGCGGAAACCCGCCTCAGTGAAGGTCACGCACTCGCTGTCAGATGTCAGCAGACCCTTCTTGATCAGGCTGGCAACCGTGCCAGACAAGGCCTTCCCCGTGGGCGCCGCGAAGACTGAGGTGCTGTCCCCGATGCAGTCGCTCCAAACCTGGAAATCATGGGGGTTGAACTTGTACTCTGCGGCACGGAAATTGGGCTTGGCGCCGAAGTCATTGAACAAAATGTTGTCCAGGACTGCCTTTTCGTTGTCTGTCAGGGTCATCGGTGTCTCTCCAAAGGGTTACAATTGAGTACCTAGAAAAGTCTTAGATCACGCCACATCCACCGAGTCAACACATTTGTTGATCATTGACGAAAAAAGACCACCCTTGGGGATTTCAATGCCCCCAAAGGTGGTCCATGTCCTCACCGCGTTCCGTGGGAGCCCTTAGAGCCCCCGTGCGTACCTCTGGCAATCCCTGAGGAACTCCCTGGGTACAAAGCCTTCCCGGCAAGCCCAGGCCACAAAGCGCCGGGGGTCAATGAAGGACTGGGTGATCTTGGTATCCCTGTATCCGCCCTTGAACCCATCACCGACATAGAACTCCACAAAGGTCTCCCGGACAATGTCCACCCGGATGTTCACGGGAAAAAAGACACGGTGCAGAGCCTGGAGAACCGCAGCCCGGGAAATCTGGGGTGGGTCGTTCCGGTCCAATTGAGCAACGGTAGACCCCGCCCACCGACTTTCCGGGTTCTCGCTGGAGGCTACCAAATCGCTGTAGGCGCTGTTGTCCATGTCCGTCACTCCTCACCAAGTTGCTTCAAGATTTTGCCGTTGCTGTCGAGGTAACCCCCGTCAATCAGGCGTCTGGCACCGCGCCCGTATGAGCCCTGAAGGGTCCAGGCCATCCCGGTCTTCACGAGGTACGCCCAGGCTTCCAGGCTCCCCTCCCCTTCCTCGATGTCGAAAATTGCTTGCAAGGCATCCATGTCGATGTTCCTCAGTTGTGGTGGGTTTAGACAAAGCTGACGCAGGCTTCAACCGTGGAGACCATGACGGCCTGCTGATCGAAGCGGTTCTTGTAGGCGTGGGCGACAATGCCAACACTGGGCCGGTCTTCGTAGCCGTGAGCCACCTCGATGACCCGGCTTTTCTCGAATACCAGTTCCTCGGTGTCCGTGTCCTTCCAGACGCCATCGCCCGCCAGGACCGTGAAGCCATTGGGGAACCACTTGGTCACCACGTCGTCCAGGAACTCCTTGAAGGCATCCCGGCTGACCCAGCCACCACCAGGGATAGCGGCGCCCAAGTAAATCCGGGAGACCAGGGGCAAGGCCACCTCGACGCCTGGGATAGCCATGGAGCCCGAGAGCATCCCGGTCACAGCCTTGGTGACTTCGTTGATGTTGCTGATCTGGTTCATAGTTTTGGCCCTTTCGCCGCTGAAACTTGGTTCGTGGATCACCACGGTCCCCAGTGATATAGGTACCGTGGTGTCCATTGTCAACACCTGTGGAGCATCGACACTGAGAAAGCCCCTACCGCACCGGACACACCCCGCCCGCACAGTCACTACCGTCTTCGATTTCCAGGTTTTCCAGGGTGCTGGTGGGGGCCTGGGCGTCCTCGATATCAATGGGCTCAAGGGTAGCCACGTAGGCCTCGTAGACCTCCTTGGAGACCACCTCCTGGGGCAGATAAGGGTATCCCAGGTCCTGGGCTGTCTTGGTGGGGTCCGCGCGCAACAGGAACGACACGCCGACATAGCTGTCCCAGTTTTCGTTGAGCCAATCCACGATGGCCGGGACCTCGCTGGGATCATAGCTGACCGTGATCGAGCAGTTGTGGTCCAACTGGGATACCGCGCTTTCGGTGTTCACATGGAGACCGTTGACTTCCTCGAACTCCACGTCTTCCCAGGCCACCGGCACGGTCACCAGGACCGCATCGCCACCATAGGGGTCGTCGAACACACGGTACCCGGCTTCACGGCAGCGCTGCACCAAGGGGTCGTGCTTGGAGAAGCGGATGTTGTTGAAGATGTAGCGTCCCAGGGGCTTATGGGCACCCTCGGTGGTATCCATGACCTTGCTGATCGTGCCACTCGGCTTGATCGTGGTCACCGCCTTGGAACGGGGAAGACCCAGTTCATCGGCCATACTGTGGGCACCGTCGTGACTGGCTTTTCGTAGTTTCGTCAGTGCGGCGTAGTTCCAACCTAGTCCTTCCCAGCGAGCAATGCCGGTCAGTGAAACCCCTGTCAGCCTCAGGAACTGGTTCAACTCGTGCCAGGACCTCTGTAGAACCCCGTCATCCAGGTCCACACACGTCTGACGATAGTTGGCACGGGCAACCAAGCGCACGGCGTTGTACAAGGTTTCCCGGGGCAGCCCGTTGAACTTGGCAAGGTCCACCTCGCACAAATTGCAGAAACTGCGGTTCCCCAGGAGAATCTCGGCGCACGGGTTCACACCCTTGAACCAAGGCGCACGTCGACGTGCCTCGGCACCATTGATGAACCCGGGCTCAGAGCCACCCGCGTCCAACATCATGGCAAAGATACCGCGCAACTCGGCCTTCGAGGGTTTCTCATAGAAGACCACGCTATTGTTGCTCTGGGCTCGCTGTGTGTTACCACTGAGCCAGTAGTCTTTCTTGGCATACGCGAAACGCTCCGCCTCGGGGTCGTTCCAGGGCACCAGGGCGATCTCGGCGCTGCGACGTGAACTCAGTGTCGTGCCTAGGTGGTTCAGGATGTCCAGGATGTCGATGCGGTCCAGGAGTTGCCCGGCCTTGCGACTGAGGACATTGCAGATGTTGACCAGGGCCACACTGATCGTCTCGTCACCGCTGCTGATCCAGCCATAGCCACGGAGACGATGTCCTGCCGCGCGAATCTCAGAGAAGTCCAGGACGATACGGTCAACAGGGTTCTTCATGGCCAACAACTTGCCCACACTTTTCGCCCAGGCTTCAGCGCTGTCACCGATCTGAAGGTAGTACTCGCTGAGACCGTCTTCCCCGTATCCACCGCAGTCTGAGTTGCGCTCCTGGCCCTTGGTAGTGAGGTTCTTGCTGCGATGGACCACGATCTCCACGGGCTTGGTGAAGCCATTGAGGATACCGGGCACGGGCTCAAAGCCCACACCGCAGCCCTGTAGAAGAAGCCAGAAGGCATCGACAACATCGTGAACCGTCTGCACCTGGAGAAAGGAGCAGTTGAACATGGAGGCCGCGCGCTCACGGGAAACCTTGGTGCCACCCAGCCACAGAGTACGCCCGGCAAGGCTGACCTTGCGATCCAGGATCAGTTGCCGCAGTTCCTGGAGTTCATTGATCTGGCTTTCATCGAGTTCCTGGCCCTGCGCGGACTTCCACAGCCACTTCTGGTGACGGATCACACGGTCAACCGTCTGCTCCCAGGTCTCAAACTTGGTGCCCTCGTCGTTCAGTGGCCGGTTATAGGTGCGCCGGGTGATCAGTTGTGCGCGGAAACTCGGAACCCGTGTGGGCTCACTGAAATTGGGTACCTCGGGGCCTCCATCGCGCCACCGGGGATGGTCACTGAAATCGTTGTCGTCTTGGTTTGTCACCATGCTCTGCGTGGTCCGCCTATGTATCAAGGAGTTGAAAAAGAAACCCCAGGCAAGCACCGTGTTAAGGGCTGCCTGGGGCTCAGTAGTTAGTGGGATAACGCTGGTGTCCCGGTTACCCGAGAGACGGCGTATCCAGGTACACGCGGCCTGCAACGGCGCCATTGGCCTCCAGGATGCCTGGGACCTCCTCGACGCTCTTGGCCTTATCAATGGCCTTGGACAGGCCTGGGGAGTCACCGTAGACCAAGTAGCGGGCACGGGCTTCGCTGTCGTTCACCGGGACCGGCGTTTTACCGGGGTTCTCGGCAATCAAGGTATCCACGCAGCCCAGGTACCAGTCTTCACTGGTGAACTTGCGGGCATTGTTTGTAGCGGTATCAAAGAGAATGAAGTCGGGCATGGTATTTCAGTGCGCCTTTCGTTGTTTCGTTGTTACTACAGGGTTTCGACAAGGAGTGACCGTGTCGCTTCACCGGACTCAATGGCCTTCTCACGGCGCAACCGTTCCAACTCGATCTCAATGTACCGTTTGGCCTTGGAGAGGTCCTGTTCTGCGGTGTTTTCACCCTTGTGTCCGTTGCGCGCGATGTACTTCACGGCGGAACCAAGGTTGAAGTTGAGGCCCCAGGCATTGATCACAGTGATCGGCTCGGGGTACAGGCGGGTGTAGTGGTTGGGGCGGAACACGGCGTCTGGGGACTCACACTTTCCACCAGAGGTTACAAGGGTTGCTGTGGGTACTTCGTTGGGTGCGGATGGGTATGGGGCGGCGACTTCCTCGTCTTCCCACAGGGCTACGAGGTCGAGCCAACTTTCTTGGTTCGCAGATAAATGTCGACCTTTAAGACACCAACTGTGGTATTCGTTGTGATCCCTTACAACCACACCCTTTATCGGCCAGAAGTCTCCAAGGTTCTCCCCTATGCAGTTGATGATAACCCTGTCACCACCACGTGTACGGTAGACACCGCCTACTTTGATTTCCATAGGATCACTTCCCTTTTCTGCCAGTCCCAGTCATCACTTCGACAAATCCGTGCCACCCGTGCCTGCACGAGAGCATCGTCTTCGGTGAGACCTTGTTGCTGATATCGTTGAACCACGGCTTCCCATCGACGTGATGGTTCCAGGTCCCTAAGGATTTTCTCGGCAGTCACCATGCCCACACCGGGGCAGCCCTTGTAGCCATCGGTGACATCGCCACTCAGCGCCTGCATCAGGTGAAACAGGTCAGCCTCGTCTTCCGTGATTTCCACGGGGATACCGTTGCCGCCAATGAGGGTACATGGGATGCCACGGAGGTCCTTATCCGGTGACCAGACAATGCGATCACGGCGTCTGGTGTAGGGACCATCGCCCGCGTGGTCGACAATGCCCCTATCCTCGGTAGCCAGTATCCCCAGGATGTCATCGCCTTCCAAGGTCTCCTTGCCCACCACGGTGAGCCTGGAGGCACCAATGCGGCGCTTGAGTTCCTTGAAACCTGGGGGCTTCGCGGATGCCTTGCGGTTACCCTTGTACGGGGGGAGAACATTGAGGCGCCAGTTTGGTTGGCTACTCAAGGCAATAATGGCGCAGGGGTTGGCACCGTGTTCCTTGATAAGATCAGAGACTTCATCGAGTACACGGAAGTACGCCTGCTTCACATCGGTGACATAGCGCCATTCATCCCCGGTATCGTCGGTTGCCTCGGATACCGTGAAAGCCTCGGCGCTGCGGTGAAGGATGATGTCCCCGTCAACCAGGAGTACAGGTTTGTTGATCATCACCTAGTGCCTCGTCGCATCGCTGTGTAGGTCATGGGCGTCTCGGTGTTCCTTTGCCTTATCGGGGAACACCTGCTCCAGTGTGTAGACGATGGCGCCCATGCCTCGGTGAACGAGGTCCAGGGTTTTCTTGTCCAGCTTGGTTTCCGACGTGGTAACAAGTGCAAGGCGTCGTAGGGCCTCGACACGAAGACACAGGGTGTCGGGGGGATACCAGCAATCACCGTCGGTGTAGGTCACACTTTGATCGACGTCGCCATAGACAGCGTTACTCGCTGGGGGCGGTGGTGGCGGTGAGTCCTTTGTCACGTAGTCTCTCCCTTGCTCTGGAGGCAATGATTCCCCGTTCAACCGGGGTGGTCTCGGCCCACTCGGAAATCTCGGATATCGTGCGACCACAGGATACGCAGATGCCGTGGATCGGGTCGGCACTGGGTTCCAGGCGACATTGACGGCGACATGGGGATTCCATGAGGTGCGTGGTGGTCACGGTTTCGGGCAACCCATGGGAAGGAACTCAGGCAGGGCTTTCCAATCGACAGACACTGTCACCTTGACTGCACGGCCACCCGGACCCGCCACGCCTTCAGCGTCAACTTGGCGCTTGTAGATCACGGCTTTGTCCACTGTGTGGCTGCCTGATGATTGACTATGGCGCAACCAGCGATCCCTTGTGGAGACATAAAGCCCATCTTTGCGTTGTGCGGCCCACATCTACGGTACTCCCTCTGGGGACTGGGGTTTCTTGGTTTTCACGGGTTCACCAGCCACAAGGGTCACGGGAACAACGACACAGTTGGGACCCTTATCTCGTCCACACCGTGCTACGTGGTAAGGATAAGCGTTGGCCCGCCGTGTTGCACCCCCACTCCGGGTCCAAACTTTGGCCTCCTGGAGATCGAAGGTGACGTTGTTGAAGTAGTACTTCTCGCTCACCAGATATTTGCCATGATCCTCGTGACCCGGCTGATCAATGCGAACAACGAACATCTTTGCTCTACTCCGATTTCACCAAGCGCAGGGGTGGCATGGTCGCCATGATCCCACTGCGTTGATTTTTGAGGCGTTGAAGTTCCAAGGCGGTCTGCCAGGACTTATCGGTTCTCAGTGCTTCCCGAGATCGCTCCATGGCCGCGTTCAGTTGGCCCACCTTGGCCATCTTGGTTTGCAGGTCCATCTGGTCCATCACGTCCACCGGGATCAGTCCTCGGTGTCGCGGTAGGCCTGGGAGACCCTGTTTGCGGCCCGCCAGACGCTCCAGGAGGCCCCTACAATCGCCAGGGGCACCAGGGGTACCAGAAGAACGCTGAGACCCGCCAGGAGGCTCCAGAAGAGGCCCAGGAGGCTGGCGATATGGAAGACGAGGTCAGCCATGGTGGCGATGTGTTCCTTCACCAACATTGACGTCCAGTCGGTGATCAGCGATCAAACCGGTACTGGGCCGATGGTGAAGGCGATCAATGACGACGCGGTAGTCATCGGCTACCGGGACAGCCTTACCGTCCTTCAGCACGAGGACGACGCCGCCGTTCTCACTACGAATCTCGACGGCCAGGATTTCGCGGGTGTTCACGTACAGCACGTCGCCGGTACCCGCAGCCATACAGCGGATGAAAGGGCTGGGAAACGATATGAACGAGGGCAACACGGTTGTGTCGACGGCGCCCGTGGCCCGCTTGGGGGTAACCGTGGGGACCGAGGGTCGCGGCTTATCGTTGCTGTCAGGTGTTGACGCTTGCATGTGTGGCTTCTCCACGTTTGGGGTGTTTTCGGGTGTTGAAACGGTATTCGCTGATGAATCGGGGGATGAAGATTGCCTTGAGAAACTGTTTGGTCACCGGTATAAGAGGTCGAGGTTCGCGGTGAACATTCACACTCTGGCAAAGACGAATGTAGTCACGGGCTTCCCACGTTTTCGGTGTGTATTGAACAGCGTGTTTACCGTATGTCGGTGCGGGGACCACGTCGAAGTGTTCCAGGAAGAAGGGATCAATGTCCATGGTTTCAGTTCCCACAGCTATAATTACCGCAGTTAGCTATGCAGTCCTTACGTCCTAGAACGCACTTCCATCTGGGGGTCTTCACTGACGCTGTTTTATTGCGCTCAATAGCCAGGGCCTTGCGTAAACGATTGTTCTCTTCCTCCAACTCCATGACAACCTTGAGTTTCCAGGAACCATCGGGCAGTTGAACCACAGGCCACGTTGTCACAGGCTTTGACGCTTTGCCGTCACGAGTTACATGGGCAGACCGTTCAGCCGCTGAGTCAGATTGATCCGTTGAGGTCGTTGTCATCGTCGAAGAACTCCTCCTTCGCTTTGGCCAGTTCCTCCAGGACAACCCAGAGGCCCAGCACAACGGCTACCATGACTACGGAGATCACAAGTTCACCGGATGCCACTGTTCTTCTCAATTTCTTCGATGCGACTACCAAGACGGGTCACAAGGTTTTCCAGAAGTTGAACACGGCGTTCCAGGCGATCAGTTGCTGCACCCGGTGTCGACTGATCCAGGGGCCTGTTGCGTGGTGTGTGGGGGATCACAGGGGTAACGGGCATGTCTTTGGTTCCTTTTGTGCTAGGGTTTCCAGACCAAGTTTGGTGATTCTCCAGTGACCATCAGCGATGAATGTCCTGGAGCCGTGGTTGACGATGCAACTGATCAGTCCAAGTGATGCGGCGCGGGCCACGTCTTCCGTGTGAGACCGTGCGAAGTTGCTCTTCAAGGTGAACGGTTTACGGTAAGCCTCGTAGACAATCTGCATCATGTACGAGTCACAGTCGTAGCCATCCTCTAGTGTGTGTCTTTCCACGATTTCCCTACCTTGTACTCGCCGTCCAAGGGGCACCGGAACGCAAAGACGTCCCCGATATCCTGGATGGCTTGTTTCGCGGTTTGTCCGATGATCTCAGCGATCTCCGGTGTACGTGCGG